TGGCCTACTGGTCCACCTTACGTTGAGAGCATTGTTGACTAAGCTTCCCCCAACGGTACCGTACCATCATCCGCCTGCTCCCCTTCCCCCTCAAGTACTGTCTCCAGCGGGGGTTAGGTTCATCTCCTTTGACAAGTCGGATGCCCAACCTCGTTCCAGCGGTGTACTGGGGTTGGTCTGGCCTTCACCTTCAGTGCAGCGACGTGCACCCGCAAATTGGCTCTGGAGCTTCCCACGTAGGATGGGATGCCCTCGGAAGGTAATTCGGGTAGCAGGAAGGAGCCTCCCTATTTTACACCCCCACATCACAGCTCGAACGCATATCCAGAAAGTTTCTCGGCATACCTGGTCAGTTTCACATTCAAGCTAGTGGTGCTCATATACAGCGGCTGTCGCATCAGAGCTGAGACAAAAGAAGCCGCGGGCGCTACCTACTGACGTGCCATGCCCTTGACACGCCCCCCAATCCTATCCACTGAGCATCCATAAGTTTGAGAAGGCCATGATCACACACCCATGCGTGCAACCACTACCGCGCCGAAAACCAACGCCCTCAAATTTAATCCGCCTCAGCTTCAAGTGCTGTCACTACCCGTCGTGCTGCGGGCATGCGGAACTCTGTCCGCCCGTTGCGGGGCCGCAGCCCCGTTTACCCGCGAGGCTCGTACGGCCTCGCGGGTTCCCTTATCACACCCCCGTCGTCTTGGCGGCTTGCACCGCCTTGGTCCACTTCTGGGCCGGTGTGGGCTGCAGGGTATCTCGCAGCGCTTGTCGGTACGTCCACATACATGTGTCCGGTCCGACGTCCATGTGCAATGCCATCAACTTCTTCCACTCCTCCTGGGAGCATACTCCTTTGGCTGCTACATGGTGAGACTCGTCTTCGAGGTCTGCTTGTGAAATTGCACATTCAACTCGATGAACGATGTCGCCAATCTTGGATCCGACGGTCAATATTTTCTCAGTCGCGTCCTTTTCCTTCCAACGCTCTGGGAACAAATCTTCCTTGACCTCCGGGCAAAGCCGCATCATCTGATCGTGTGTCAGCTCATGATGCTTCAAGCCTGCCCTGTCCATGTACTCCTTGCTCACTCGCAGATAGAAGTTTGCCAAGGTCGGTAACCTTCGCGCAAAACCGGCGGCTGTACACAACAGTGATGCGCTGGCGATGCTGGAAAACTCCTTCTCTGTGTCGTCACCATTCGCTGAGCTGACGGCATCTTTTGCCAGTGTGGTCGTCGATGCTATCATCGTCCTGACCACATCAGGGCATCCTGACCCTGGCACTATTCCATGCTCGTCTACTAGAAAATGGTAACCTGTGAACTCCGTGACTGACCCGGGTTTTCGCAGGTAGAGCTTGGGCCGATGCCCAAGCCGTGTCCACCGTGCGTCCATCTCGGCAAATTCACTCTCCGTGAACTTGTAGGTCGTCATGACGTGAGAATCGTCGCCCTCGCACTTGATCTTCACCGTGCTCTGGGCTCCGTTGTACAAAGGCACTGCCTTCGTACGTCCCTTGACCATCAGGCAGCAGCTCGTACCGCCGCACAGTACCCAAGCCCAACAGACGTAATTCATCAAGAAGTTCAAGCATGATGTTCCCCTATCGCCACTGCGTCTTATGGCATCAATCTTGAAAAAGATTGGTTTTGCCATGGCGGAACATTCTATCTCTTCTTGTGTCACATCTGGCTCCGGATCTGTCAACCTGATCTTGGGCATAAAGCGCAACTT